GGTGTATTAACTGTTTCTGGTCAAGTAGATGACAAAGAAAAAGAATACATTGAAAAAGGTCTTGCAGCTAGAAAATTCTTCAAACAATTTTCATTAAGAAATGACGTTGTTGTAGATGAAGCTACCATGGAAGATGGTGTATTGACAGTTAAATTAGGTGTTAATGAACCAGAAGAAATAAAAATTAAAGACATAGAAATCAAGTAATGTTAAAGAAGTATAAAAATTTAATATTAATGAGTACTATACCATCTTTAGTTTTAATTTGGGTATTATTTCAAATACTAGGAAACTAGCTATGTGGTCTTATACAGTAGAGGAGTGGGAATTTATTTCCCGCTCCTTTATACCTTATTCTCAAATACCTTAGAGCCAATCTCTCATGTCTTCGTTCATGATTTGATTAGCTATATCCATTTTTTTAACTAAAGCTTTTACAATTTTCTCATCAACGGTATCTTCACATTGAATATCAATATAGGTCATTTTTCTAGTTTGACCTGCTCTATTAATTCTAGCTTCTGATTGAATTCTTTTTTCTAAATCATAGCCATTAGAATAATAAATCATAGTATTAGCTCCTGTTAAAGTAATTCCATATCCTCCTGTTTGTGGTGTCCCTATGATGAATCTTACTTTACTATTTGGATTTTGAATTTCTTCAATTGCTTTTTGTCTATCTTCGTTAGATGTATCTCCATAATATGTAACGTAAGAATCTTTTCCAAATTTAGATTCTACTGCTTTAATGATAGAAGAAATATCATGTCTATAGTGTGCCCAAATAACAGCTTTATTTTCCACCTCTTCTAAAATTTCTAGCAAAGCAGAAAGACGTTCATTTTTAATTTCTTTTATAGTTCCATCATCTGCAGTAAAATGTCCACAAGTAATTTGATGAAGTCTCATTAATTGAACTAAAGCAGTTGCTGTAGTCATAAGTTTGCCATCTAATTGTGCTAATGCAATTTCTTTCATAGTTGAGTATATTTTTTTCTGTTCAGGAGTTAACTGAATAATTCTTTTAGTGTGAGTATAATCCGGTAAATCTAAACAATCTTCTTTTAAACATCTATATGAAAATGGTTCTAGTTTAGAAGAAAGTTCTGCAAGGTTCTTGTATCCAACCACTAACTGAACAGAACGTCCACCAAAATTAGCTGTCTTCATAATGGCATATCTAGTTCTAAAAGTGTAATAAGAACTATGGCCTAATAACCACGGATCAAGGAACTCACATTGTTTATATAAATCTAGTGGACTTTTTGTCACAGGTGATCCAGTCAATATTCTTCTGTATTTTGCATTGATACCTAAACTAACTATTGATTTAGTTCTTTTTGCATCAGGATTTTTAATAGTAGTAGATTCATCAATAGCCATTAAAGTTTGATGCGTTCTTAAAAATTTAGCTGCAAAATCAATTCCTTTTTTAGTCGATAAAGCCTCTACATTCATTACTAAAATATGTAAATCTTCACCTGATTCGAATAAAGTATTTAATTGAAGTTGTTGTTTTTGATTAATAAGAGCTTTCCAAAGCACCACTTTTTTGTCAATGTGGTCTGGTAAATGAGTTGGTATTTCTCCATTATACCAATTTTGGTAAACACCTTTAGGTGCAATGATTAATACTCCATTGATTTTACCCTTATCATAGAGCATAGCAATATTATCAATAAGAACCTTAGATTTACCGGTTCCCATCTCCATAAAGTAGGCAAATACCTCTTTATTCCAAGATTTTTCTAACGCAGTTATTTGATGTGCGTAAGGTTTAGTTTTAAATTTATAATTCATAATTTTATTTTTAGCTTTCTATTGACAAACTATATAATAACTCTTATTTATTTGTCAAGCGAAAGTTATGGAAAATAAAGTTTATATATTACAAGAATTACCAGGCACTAAAGCAGGTAGCCCAAAAATAAATATTATGGGAGCAGCTAAGTATGGTAAACTAGAAACTTTACTACCAGAATTTTCACAAATCATTTTATCTCCAGGACCTTTAGTTTTTAAACTAAGAAAACTTTTAAGAGACTATAAGTCAACTGATTATTTACTATTAACAGGTGATCCAGCTATTATAGGTGTAGCTTGTTCCATAGTATCTGAATTAACTAATGGTAGATACAATTTATTAAAATGGGATAGACAAGAAAAAACTTACTATCCAATTGAAATCAACTTATACGAGAAAGGAAATATAGATGATAGCTAATGATAATTGGCAAAAACAAAATAACTTAATACAACTAAAAGAAAGAAAAAAGAAAATAGAAAGAGTTACAGTGTTAACAGAAAAATATCTTAAGGAACTTATTAAAGATTTAAATAGTTTTCTTTGGATGAGAAAAGAAAATGAGAGTTTATTAGAATGTATATTATCTCATTCTCTTATGTTACTTTTATCTCTTGACAAAGTAGTTGGCCTTTACTATATAAAGTTTCGGATTCTTATGAATTTGAAAAAACAAAAGAAAGAAATAAACAAAATAAATAAGGAGATACAGAAATATGAATCAAATTAATTTTGCAGAAGATAAAGCAGAATCAATCACTCAAACTAATGATGCAGGATCATTAGCTGATCAAGTTGTTAAATTAAGAGACTTGGAAGATATGATTGAAAAAAAAGAATTGGAATTAAAAAAGTTAAAAGCAGATGCTGAAATTATTTCAGGAGAAGTAATTCCAACTATGATGCAAGAAATGAATATTAAAACTATGAAATTAGCAGACGGATCGGCTGTAGAAGTCAAACCCGTCTACGGTGCTTCTATTTCAGCAAGTATGAAAGAAGAAGCATTTAACTGGCTTCGTAATAACGGCCTGGGTGATCTTATTAAAAATGAGGTCACTGTTTCCTTTGGTCGAAACGAAGATAACAAGGCAATCGCTTATGCGAACCTTGCACAAGGTCAAGGATTCGAACCTGTCCAGAAGTTAAAGGTCGAACCTATGACACTTAAGGCTTTGGTCAGAGAGCGTCTAGAAGCTGGACTCGAGATGCCCTCTGATCTATTTAACGTGTTCGCAGGAAACAGAACCAAAATAACTCGAACATAAGAGGTTAAAATATGAGTAATATAAATCAAGAACCAAGAACCAAGGGCCAAGAAAATAATAAGGCATCAGATGAACTTATTAAAAAGGCAAATGGTGCTTTATCTACTATCTCCTTTGCGGATGATGCAGATCAAGGATTAGGAAATTTAAGTCAAGAGGACTTAGCTTTACCTTTTCTTAAAATATTAGGACAGTTGTCTCCAGAAGTTAATAAGAGAGACGGTAAATATGTGGAAGGTGCAGAACCTGGCATGATTTACAATTCTGTTACTAATGAATTATTTGATGGTGAAAAAGGAATTGAAGTAATTCCTTGTCATTACAAATTAGAATATATCGAGTGGAAAGATAGAGGTGAAGGAATAGGTGCTCCTGTTGCTATTCATCCATCTTCTAGCGATATCATGACACAAACAACTAGAGGAGCTGATTATAAAGATAGATTATCTAATGGTAATTATATTGATAAAACAGCTAGTCATTTTGTTATTGTCAATGGCTCAACTCCATCTTCAGCTTTAATTGCTATGAAATCAACTCAATTAAAGATTTCTAGAAAATGGAATAGTATGATGGCTTCTATAAGCATGAAAGATCCTAAATCAGGTAAATTATTTACACCTGCAGCATTTAGTCATGTTTATAAACTTAGAACAACTCAACAAAAAAATGACAAAGGTACATGGTTTGGTTGGGAAGTAAGTAAGATTGGTCCAGTACAAGATGCTGGATTATATCAGCAAGCTAGATCATTTGCTATGAGCGTTTCTAAAGGTGATGTGAAAGTCAAACACGGATCTGATGAAACTGCAAATAGCCAGTCTACACCATTTTAAGTAAACATAAAAATAATGGGTGGCGTAATGCCACCCATGAAAGCATATGCAGGATAGTATAAAAAAGTTTATAGAATTTTATAGTGGATTAAAAAGATCTTATGGTTATGCAACCATGGATAAGGCTGTTTTATCTGATGAAGGAAAATTAAAACCTGTTTATGGATGGACGGGATATCCAATAACGGACAATGATTATGTACAACATTTAGAAGGTAAAAGAGCTATTGGTATTCAACCATGTGATGAAGAAGGTAAGGCAAGATTCGGAGCAATTGATATTGATGATAAACAACATAGTTATAAAAATTTTCCTTTTCAAAAATATATAGATTTAATTATTAAATATAATTTACCAGTCATACCTGTAAAATCTAAAAGCGGTGGACTTCATCTCTGTGTATTTTTTAAAGAAAAAGTATCTGCATTATTTATAAGAAATTTTTTTGACAAGATATTGATTACCCTTGGTCTTCCATCTAATATTGAAATATATCCAAAAGAAACAGAATTATCAACGAAATCAGACGGTACTCCAGATTATGGACATTTTATTAATTTACCGTACTTCAATAAAACAGAGAGAGTAGCATTAAATCCAAATGGAGGAACTTTTACCTTTGAACAATTTATTCAGGTAATAGAAGTAAATTTACAAACAGAAGAATCTATTGAAGAGTTCAACAAAAAACATATCAAAACATTATTAACAGGAGGAAATGATGAATTTTCAGAAGGTCCTCCTTGTCTCCAAATCATGACTAAAAACAAATTAGTCGATGGTAGAGATAGATTTTTATATAACTACATGGTGTTTGCTAAGAAAGCATATCCGGACAATTGGGAAGAAAAGGTAAAAGAAGCTGCTAGAAATTATTTTGAATATGACAAAAATTGGGATGATAAAAAAGTAGAAGTTAAAATAAGATCATGGA